CGGAAGTAGATGAATATGGTACAGTCTGGCATCCTGTTGTACATAAAGGTCTCTAATTTTGGTATCTTATAAATATCAGTAAGGTTGAATTTTGAATATGGGCATAAGAAAACTTATGAGTATTGAATATTTAATAATTAAATTAGCTAATTAAAAGGAGAAACCTAAATGGCATTTCAAGTATCACCAGGTGTTCTCGTACAGGAAAAAGACCTTACTAGAATTATACCAGCCGTTTCAACTTCTATTGGTGCAGTTGCTATACAAGCAACAAAAGGACCATTAGACGAAGTGACTAGTATTTCTAGCGAACAAGAATTAGTTTCAACATTTGGAAAACCGAACTCAACAACATTTGAGGGCTTTTTCACTGCTGCTAACTTTTTAGCATATTCTAATTCTTTAAGAGTTGTCCGTGTACAGAATTCATCTGTATCAAACGCTACTGAATCAGGTTCAGCGTTTGTAATAAAAAATACAAGTGATTACCAAGATAACTATGCTGACGGTTCTGCTTCTGTTGGTTTGTGGGCAGCAAGAACAGCTGGCGCATATGGAAACAATCTAAAGATTGAAACATGTGCTTCTGCTACTGCTTACGAAGAAAGTAATAAGACAACTGTTAACGACAGCTCAATGGCTGTTGGAGATACAGTAGTTACAGTTACTTCAGGTACCGGCATAACAGCAGGCGACATAGTAAATTTTGGTGACGAATACGAATATAGAGTTATTAGTGTCGCAACTAATGACTTGACAATTGTAAGAAAAGACGAACCACAATATTTTGTAGCTTCAGACTCTTCAGGTTTACATTCAGTACCAACTAATGGTGCTCAAGTAAGAAGAAGATGGAGACATTACGATTTGTTTGACAAAGCACCAGGAACTTCACCATTTGCACAAGCAAACGGTGGTGTGAATGATGAGTTACACATTGCAGTAATTGACGAAGACGGTGGTTTATCAGGAATAAAAGGTGATGTACTAGAGACTTTTGCTGCTTTATCAAAAGCTTCAGACGCAAAAACACCTCAAGGTTCAACAAACTATTATCCTGATGTAATTTACAATGCTTCAAACTACATCTACTGGATGGACCACAACGCTTCAGGTTCAAACTGGGGTAGTGCAATGTCCGGAACAACATTTACAGATGTAACAACTGTAAGTGCAGTATCACTTCAAAGTGGTTCTGACGGAACAACTGCTACAACAGGACAAAAACTAACTGCTTATCAAAAATTTGCAGATAGTGAAACTGTTGATGTTGGTCTAATCATGGCGGCAAACGGTGACGCTACTCATATTGACAACTTAATTACAATTGCAGAAAATAGAAAAGACGCTGTTGTATTCTGTTCTCCAGAGAGAACGGATGTTGTTGGTGTTGCAGACATAAATCAACAGAAGACAAATGTTGTTGGATTTTTTAATTCAATTCGTTCATCTTCTTATGTTATGTTTGATAGTGGTTACAAATACGCTTACGATAGATATAACGACATGTATAGATATGTACCTTTAAACGGTGACATAGCAGGTTTAGCTGCAAGAACAGACCTTATCGCAGACAGTTGGTTTTCACCAGCAGGTCTAAACAGAGGTATTGTTAGAGGCGCAGTTAAATTGGCATTTAATCCACAAAAATCTCATAGAGATGAATTATACAGAGCTAGAATCAATCCTGTGTCAACTTTCCCAGGACAAGGTACTGTATTATTCGGAGATAAAACTGGACTATCTGCTCCTTCAGCATTTGATAGAATCAATGTTAGAAGACTGTTCATCACTTTAGAGAAGGCAATCGCTACTGCTTCTAAATTCCAACTCTTTGAATTCAATGATGAGTTTACAAGAGCTAACTTTAGAAACATTGTAGAACCTTTTTTAAGAGAAGTACAAGGTAGACGAGGTATTACAGACTTTTTAGTAGTCTGTGATGAAACTAATAACACAGGTGAAGTAATTGATAGAAATGAATTCATAGCAGAAATCTTTGTGAAACCTGCTAGAAGCATTAACTTCATTACTTTACAATTCATAGCAACTAGGACCGGCGTTTCGTTTGACGAAGTGGCTGGCGGCTAAGTTTAGAAATAGGAGAAAAATAAAATGGCAAACATTAATGACTTCAAAGCTAAACTTGCAGGCGGTGGCGCAAGAGCCAATCAGTTTAAGGTAACAATGCCTTTTCCTGGTTACGCACAAGTTGGTGGAGAAATAGAAGAGTTAGCATTCTTATGTAAGATTACTCAATTACCGGCAATGACGGTAGGGTTTATTACTGTTCCTTTTAGAGGAAGACAAATTAAGATTGCTGGCGATAGAACATTCGCTGATTGGACAATTACGGTTATCAACGATACAAATTTCAAATTAAGAAACGCATTTGAAAGATGGTCTAATGGTATTAACAACATGACAGACGGTGAAGGATTAACAAATCCTGCTGACTATCAAGTTGACGCATTTGTTGACCAGTTGGATAGAAACGGAGCAACGCTTAAGTCATACACTTTACGAGGTGCATACCCGACTGAAATCGCTGCTATTGAATTGGACTACGGTAATAATGACACCATTGAAGAATTCCAGGTGACATTTAATTACCAATACTTTGAAAGTAACACTACTACATAGTATATAAATACCTTGTAGTAACACAAAGGAAGTAATATTATGGCGGAATTATTTGGATTTTCTATCACTCGTCAAAAGAAAACGGCGGATCCAAAACAAAGCTTTACACAGCCTCAAGCGGATGATGGTACACAAACCATCGCCGCTGGGGGTTATTTTGGCCAGTACCTTGACATGGAAGGTACTGCTAAAACCGAGCAAGACTTAATCCGAAGATATAGAGAAATAGCGTTACACCCCGAATGTGACATGGCAATAGAAGATATTGTTAATGAAGCAATCGTGGCTAACGAACTTAAAGACGCTATTAAACTACGATTGGACCAAGTTACATTTGGTAATGAAGTTAAAAGGAAGATAGAAGACGAATTTAAAGAAGTATTAAGGTTGATGAACTTTAATACAAAAGGACACGACATCTTTAGAAGATGGTATGTTGACGGAAGAATGTATTACCATAAAGTGATTGACAGAGAATCACCAAGAAAAGGTATTACAGAGTTAAGATACATTGACCCACGAAAAATTAAGAAAGTTAGAGAAGTAAGAAAGAAGAGACCTGACGGTCCTACTCCTCACGGTTTAACAATTGTTGATGAGTTTGAAGAGTATTACTTGTTTAATGAAAAAGGTGTTGCAGGAACAACATCTGGTGGTATCAAGATAGCACCAGACACAATCGCATTTGTGCCATCTGGTATGGTTGACCAAAACAAAAATATGATTTTGTCATATTTACATAAGGCAATTAAACCAGTTAATCAATTAAGAATGATTGAAGACGCTACTGTAATTTACAGAATCGCAAGAGCGCCTGAAAGAAGAATATTTAAGATTGATGTAGGTAATTTACCGAAAGTTAAAGCTGAAGCATACTTACGAGATGTTATGGCAAGATATAGAAACAAACTTGTTTATGACGCAAGTACAGGTGAAATCAGAGATGATAGAAACTATATGTCTATGTTAGAAGACTTTTGGTTACCAAGTAGAGAAGGTGGTAGAGGTACAGATATAACTACACTACCTGGCGGACAAAATCTTGGAGAGATATCTGATATTGAATACTTTAGAAGTAAACTATATCGTTCATTGAATGTACCAGCAAGTAGATTAGAAGCAAGTCAAGGTTTCAATCTTGGTAGAAGTACCGAGATAACTAGAGATGAACTTAAATTTACAAAGTTTGTACAAAGGTTGAGAAAAAAGTTTACAGAGTTATTTAATGATATATTAAAAACACAACTAATACTTAAAGCTGTTATCACGGAAGAAGATTGGCATTTATTAAGAGACTATGTACAATATGACTTTTTACAAGACGGACACTTTGCAGAATTAAAAGAGTCTGAAATGTTAATGGAAAGATTGAGATTGGCCGATTCTATGAGAGACTATGTTGGTAAATATTTTTCAGTTGAGTATGTAAGAAAGAATGTATTACGACAAACTGATAGAGATATTGCTGATATTGACAAACAGATTAAGAAAGAAATTGATGACGGTATAATCGCAATGCCAGACGCAGGCGAATATACTAGAGAAATCAAATAGGAGAAATTAAATGAGTGAACATATTAAGAAATTTGTTGATGATTTATCAACTGGTAATAATGCTGACGCAGGCGAGGCTTTTAAAGACGCTTTAAGAGCTAAAGTTGCAGACAGTTTAGATAAGGCAAGAGTTGATATTGCAGGTAAAATCTTTAGTGATGTTGAAGCACAACCTCACAGCGACCCAAAACCTGTTGTAACAGACCCCTCACCTGAAACTGAAACAATGATGGACACACAAGGTAATGAAATTGCTTTTGAACCAAATGGTAATGAGCA